CGATGGGCTTGAGCAAGTTGCTTCTTTTGCCACCTCCGAAATGAACACCTACCAATTTGCTTGGGTGATCTGTCACCTAGCGGGTGCGTATAAAAACTCTACCCTTAACCTTGAAGTCAACGGTCCTGGACAGGCTGTCATCAATGAAATGCGTAACCTCAAGCGCCAAGCGTCTGCGATGGGTACTGCTTTAGGTAAAGACCTTATGGATGTGTACGGCAATATGCAGAATTACATTTGGCGTAGGAACGATACGCTAGGCGGAATGTCTAACTCGATTGGCTGGCTGACTACTTCAGCAACGAAAGAGCGGATGCTGACTTACATGAAAGACTATTTTGAGCGTGGGATGATGGATATTTACGACATGGATACCATCGAGGAGATGAAAACAACCATCCGTGACGGGTCATCCATTGAAGCATCAGGTCGTAATAAGGATGACAGGGTGATTGCTACTGCCCTTGCGTGCGCTGCCTATGCCGAGCAGGTCCAACCAAGGTTAATATCCCAGAAGCTAACAAAAAGGGTATCCCGTGTACAGGATGACTTTACCCCTGAACAGCTCACTGTTGGGCGCAATGTGAGTGATTATTTGAAGAGAATTGGTGTTTATGGCAACTCCACTGGCAATCCACAGTAGGTCTGAGCTACGCAGGATCATTAAACGCTTTCTTAACGATAAGGACAGGGGTATTTCTATTGCCCTTTTTGCTGATCTAGCTGGTATATCCCAAAGCCATATACGGGATGTTTTTATCAATGAAAGCGAACCAATGACTGAATTTGTCCAGCGTAGGGTGTCAAAAGCCTACCAAGAATGGGTTTCGGGCGAGGTAGCGATTATGCAGAACCGTGATAACACCCGTTTTGTGCAATATCGCAAGGAATCTAAGCCTGTACTACAGAAAACGAACAAGTTGACACTGGTTAACGGAGAGATTAAGATTAACTTGGGTATTAAGCCAAGATATGATTATTCTGAGCTTACACTTGACGAGCAATTGAAGGGGAATTGATTTATGGCTGTATTACATGACTACCACTGTGCCACACATGGCTATTTTGAATCTAGGGCAGCTAAATGCCCAATGAAAGGATGCAATGAAGAAGTTTTACAAGTATTTCTGCAAGCTCCTGGGCTTATCTCAGCAAAGACCAAGTTCACTGACAAGTCAACAAAGCAACTTGCAATCGAGTTTGATATGTCCGACATTAAAACCACCAGAGAAGGTGAAAACCAAGGTGGATACCTCACCCGTAAAAACAAGTTCAAAGAAAAAGACTACGCAGAAGCCGAAAAGTACGCAACCCGCAAGCGTGGCAACAAAGACAAGCTCCAGAAAACCCCGATCCCCGAAGCGCCAAGGGAAGCAAGACCAGGGGATGCTGCTATCTGGGGCGGTGGCGAAAAAGGCTTCCAAGGATTGAATATGCAATCGCTTTTACGGGGTAATGCAATCAAACCTGTAAGAGATGAACAAGTAGGCTTGACACCAAGAGAAGCTGGAGTTATAAAAGGACCTACTATTGATCCAAGCAGTACAATGAGAGATCCCGATAACTTACAGATTAAGCGATGAGAATACCGTCAAGCCCTGAAGCCAGAGAAGATTTCTATTTAGACATTATCGCTAAGTGCTTGGTATCGAAAGAAGCCCGCAAAGGTGATTACACCACCCAGCGGGCTTATTATTTATTTGGCGCTGGACCTGAAGAACCGCCAGCGTATTTCAACAAGATCAATCCGCATTTAGACCAGCTCACATCCTTCCTGTATAGCTCTGAAACCACACGGTTTTCTATCCAGCTAGGCGCATCAGTCAATGATTCAGAGCAACGCAAGACACCACGCCTAACCCAAGCCCTTAATGATGAGTGGCTAAACTCCAATGCAGACCAAGTATTCTCGACTGCTTTGACTTGGGCGCTGTGCTACAACACGACTTTTATCAAGCTGGTTTACAACAACGGAATTAACCCTTACCTGATTGAACCCGATTCTATCGGTGTGCTACGGGAGGATATTGCCTATACAGACAGGCAAGAAGCCATCGTTCAAACCTACTATATTACGAAGTCGGAACTATACGCCCGTCTGTATTCCCATCCAAAGCGAGATGACATCGTTAAGCGGATCACCACAGGTACACGAGTATCTGAATCAGAGATTCCTGAAGCAGTTAACAGAATTGTTATGTCGCAGACCAATCCAACCATCTACGGCAACATTAACCTAGACTTGTATGGCGTAAACCGCTACAAGCCACAGGTCGCTGAAGATACTGTTGAGATGACTGAGTTGTGGGTGTGGAATGATGAAACACAAGACTACCAAGTAGTTACTACCGCAGCGCCTAATGTCATTATTTATGACAGACCAGGATCATCTTTATTCTTAAAAGGCGAGTGTCCTTTTATTCAGATTTGTCCTAACCCGCTGCCAAACTACTTCTGGGGTGCATCTGAAGTACAAAAGCTCATGCAGTTGCAAGTATTGCTCAATACCCGCTGGGTAGAGATCCTTGACTTGTTATCGAAACAAGTAGCACCGCCAACAGCTCTAACTGGCTTTTCTGGCATTTTGGATGAGAAAAATTTTGCTTTAAACCGTGCTGGTGGTCTGCTTTCGTCAGATATGCCCAACGCTAAGGCAGAAAGACTAGCTCCTCAAATGCCACCCGATCTCTTTGAAGTAATTCATGAGATCAGTGCGATGTTTGAAGAAGTATCTGGTATTGGTAATGTCTTGCAAGGAAAAGGCGAATCAGGCGTTCGTTCTGCTGGTCATGCAAGCCAATTGGCAAGACTTGGTAGCTCAAGAGCTAAAAAGCGTGCCTTGATTGTGGAAGATAGCTTGGAAAAGGTCGCAACCTTGTATCTCAAGCTCATGCAACAGTACGATCCAACGCACTACAAAGACACGGAAGATGTGCCGTTTATTGCAGAGCAATTTACCAATGACTATGTAGTCAAAGTAGATGCTCACTCGAACAGCCCCATCTTTACTGAAGATACCAAGCAGTTGGCATTTAACCTGTTCAAAGCTGGTGCAATTGATAAGGAATCTTTACTTGACATGGTGGAAGCTCCTGGCAAACAATTGCTAAAACAGCGTTTGAAAAAAATGGAGGCGCAAAAGGCTTCACAGCCTCAACCACCTGCTTCAGCGCCCAAAGAGCATCACTCTAAAAAAGAGGGAGGACAGTAATGGCACTAGGTAATGTACAACCCAAAGCGGATCAACCGAGAGTGACTACTGAATCACTTAAGCGTGGTGAAAAAGGTCCGAATTTGGAGTATCGTACTCAAGGAGTACAAAGTTTTAATCGTAGTCCAAGAACAAAGAATTATGGCAGGACCGTTAGGGGATAGTTAATTTAGGAGAGAATGATGCGTAAGATGCACAAAAAAACTCGCAAGTCCAAGCGTTAATTAGTTTCTTCTCGTGAGGAAGAGAAAGGGTGTGGCTGCCTTCCCTTAGAAATAGGTGACCGCTGCTAACTAGGAGATATCCACATGGCACGCAAAGCTCGTAAAGGTCGTAAAGCACGCAAGTAATCCTTTTTAGGATTATTTCGGACTGACCGAATAACCCTCCCTGGGGGGAGGGAAGCAAAATATATCCCCCCACTTGACAATTGATAGATTTTGTTTAACCTTGCGGTTATATTGATAGGAAAAGATTATGGGCGTACCTTCAGACAAGTTGATGGAAATGATTAAATCTCAGCGTGATGCTGCAACGCCACAAGGCGTTCCTAGCGCACCTGAAACACCAACAGGAATGTCTGATGCTTCCGCCCCTCCAATGGGTTCACCAATGAGTACCCCAGAACCCAAGATGGGCAATCGTGAAGCTGCGATGATTAACCTATCTATGGCGCAAGATCTTCTTGAACAAGCTCTACCAGCCGTAGGTTCGGATTCCGATGAAGGTCGCTCTATCCTGAACGCTATTGGCACAATCAACAAAGTTATTGGTCCTAAGAAATCTAAGACTAATGAATTGCAACCTACTGAGATTATGCAGATGTTGCAAACCCTACCCCAAGCTGGCGGTGCAACGGCTGAAGGCAAAGCAATGGCACAAGCACCAACGATCCCAGGTATGTCCACTCCAGTACCTCCTCCAGCTCCTGCTGGCGGATTACCAGGTGGCGCACCTTCCGCAACCCCCGCAATGTAAGGAAACATTATGGAACTTTTTAAACCTCGTGGCGCTGCCCTACCACGCAGACCTACTGACAACAATCAGAAGAACGGTCAAGTTATCAATACTCCACGCTTCTCAGAGTTTGGTGGCTTGTCTGCTGCGCCTAAAGCTGGCTACAAAAATATGATGTCTATGTCACATCCTGGTGACACTAAGAAAGTTATCTAATCTCGAAAGGGGATAAATTATGAGCTTAGAAGATCTATCTTTTGAACAGCGTGATGAGTTGGCACTATTAGCCAAGCAATTGGCTGACAACCCAAACACACGCAAAGAATTTTTACGCATGACCAAGAAGGTTAAACCCGACTTGGCTATTCCAGAATTAGAAATCGAAGATTACACAGAGAAAAAAATCAACTCTGCGGAAGAGCGAGTAATGAAACTGGAAGCGCAATTGCGTGAAAAAGATGCGAAAGAAGAACTCGAAAAACGCAGAGCGAAATTAGGTCGCACTGAGGATGAGATTGCTGAGATTGAGAAGTTAATGCTTGAAAAAGGCATGACCAACCATGAAACAGCAGCCGAGTACTTTGATTGGATGAAGCAAGCTGCAACACCTACATCCAATTCGGCAATGGGATACAACCCAAGCGCTATCAGCAAGTTTGACCTATCAAAATACTGGAAGAACCCACAGATGGGCGCACGGGATGAAGCAGCAAAAGCGTTGGGCGAGCTACGCAAGAACACTCGACCAATTGGTATTTAAACAGCAGTAAATAGGGGATATTTACTTTTTAATGGAGAATTATTATGCCTATTGGTGGCGGAATAGTTCCAGCGTCAGGATCATCGCAGTATAACGAACTTACCTATGTAACTCGTAGAGCGTTTATCCCCAAGCTGGTCGTACAGCTTTATAACAGTACGCCTCTGATGGCTGCGTTGATTGCTAACAGTCAACAGGCTTCAGGTGGTGTATCCCAAGTAACCGTGCCCGTACAAGGCGCTCAGTTTGTTAACGCACAGTGGTCTGACTACTCTGGTTCATTCAACCAGCCAGCAGTTCAGCAAGGTGCATTTAACGCTGAATTTAACCTGAAGTTGATGATTGCTCCTGTACCGTTCCTCGGTATGGAAGGTGCAGTACAGCAAGATTACGCTATCATCCCATTGATCGAAGCCCGTATGAACGATGCGACCAATGTGATGATGGATGCAATGGCTACTGCGCTTTACACCAACTACACCAATACTCAGCAGTTTATTGGTTTGCCTGGTGCAATTGACGATGGTACAAACCTCCAGACTTACGGTAACATCAACCGTTCTACCTACTCTTGGTGGCAGTCTAAGGTTTACAACGCTGGTTCAGTAAACCCAACTCGTCAGAATGTACTCCAGTACATCTCTGGTACAGTTAAAAAGGGTGCAGAAGTTCCAACATTCGGTGTTTGCGGATTCGGTACTTGGACACTCCTCGCTCAAGACTATGTAGGTCAAGAGCAGTATGTAATCACCCCAGGACACGGTTTTGACGGTGACAGCAACGGTCCTCAAGCAGCTTTCCGTGCTTTGATGGTCGCTGGTGTGCCAATCTATCCAGATCCATATTGCCCAGAAGGTACTCTGTACTTCATTAACAGCAACTACTTAAGCCTCTATATCCACGATCAGGGTTCTTTCGTATTTACTGGTTTTGAATCAACACTTCCAAACTGGCAGATCGGTTATGTTGGCGCTGTCTTGATGATTGCTGAATTAGTAAGCACCAAGCCTAAGTCAATGACCAGAGTTTCTGGCTACAACTCTATTTCTTTATAAGGAGCTAAGTCATGGCACTCGGTTTAAATAAAATCCTCATTACCAGCACTAATACCAACACCCCTGGTGCGTATTGGCAGTTAAGCACATTGACCGTTACCGCCCCTGGCGTGGTCATCCCAGCAGGTTCTTACATTCTGTTTCCAAACACCAATGTAAGCATCTCTGCTGTGTCTGCGTATAACACAACTTCCAATGCTGCAACTTGGACAACTGTATTGGCTAACAACTCTGGTTCAACATTCCTCGTTTCCGATGGTGTGAATGTGGCTGCAAACGCAACTACAAACAGCACAATTACATTGGCAACTGTGAACGGTGGACAAGCTGTTTCTGGTACTTACAACGCAAGCTAAGGAGCAATAAATGGCTAACCCAGATTCAGTATCACAGTATTACCTTGATTCTTTCGGGTATGGTCGTATTGCTGTAAGTCAAGCTACTCCTCTTAATACAACGGGAAATGCTACCGTCACTGGTATCAAACTCCCGTTGTTAAGCGGTGGTCTGACAAATGCTAATGCAACAGTTGGTTCTGGTGGCGTTATCGTGCGTAGAGTTACTGTAAACAATCCTATTGGCAATATCTCCAATGTGATTATTTCGGTAACCACAAGCGCTGATGGCAACATCTCCAATGCTGTAGTAGCAAATACAACTCTTAGCAACTTGACTGGTCCTGGTACATACCAAGACTTGACTATTGCAAGTCCGTATAACAGCAGTTCTGCTATTACTGGTTTTACAACCCAAGCCTTATTCGTTAATGTGAACACTGGTAGCGGTAATGTCGCTAACACTGCAAGCATTATGGTTTATGGCGATGTAGTGAGTTTCTAAATGTCAAATGTCTTTGTAACCAACAATTCTGAGAAAAAACTAACTGACGGTTACGGTGGCGTCTTTTATGAGTTTAAAAAAGGCGAAACTGTAGAGATCCCAGAGAATGTTGCTCGTCATATTTTTGGTTATGGAGATCCTGACAAAGAACCTTATTTGGCACGGTTAGGCTGGGTCATCTCCCGCAATGATTTGGACAAGGGTTTAGAAATCCTTAGCCAATGGGAGATCTCCACCGAACCTCCTTCAAAGAACCAATCGTTATCCCCGTTGGTGGAAAGAGTACCCCTCCCCTCTGCAAAGAAGGGTGGGGGAAAAGTCCTTAAGGCGGTAGCATGAACTATGGATCGTAAATGGCAACCTTATCGAGCTACATCACCCAAGTTCGTAGATTGCTCCACGATGCTAATGGAAACTTTTACACTGACCAACAGTTAACAGATTACATTAACGAAGCACGGGAGCGAACAGTACGAGATACAGGCGCTTTGCGTGAAGTAATCGTTACGCAAGTACCTTGTCAGGTCGCACCAACAGCTACAGTAAATGGCGCATCACCAGCTTACCCAACACAGTGGGTGGCTAATACTGCCGTCACTTCTGGGCAGTTTGTATTTAGTAATATTTATATTTATCAATATGTTACGAGTGGTACTTCAGGATCTTCAGCTCCTCCTTACCCTCAAGCAACACAAAACAATTACAACAACTATCCTCCTAGCACACCTTTTGCAGATGGCACGGCTACCTTGCAATATGTCGGTAATGCGGAGAATATTTCGTATGCAGCATTGACTAATTTAGTCGGATCTAGCCCACTTACGCCTAGTTCTGGCAACACAATTTTAGATATTATCAATATCAACCTGTACTGGGGAAACACCCGTGTACCGCTTGATTATTTACCCTGGTCAGATTTCAACGCTAGATTGCGTTTTTGGCAAAACTACATCGGCAGACCATTGTGCTTTAGCATTTATGGTCAAGGACAGATTTATATAGGACCAGTACCCGATCAGGTGTACCAATTAGAGATTGATTGCGTGGTATTGCCTAATCCGTTGTCATTATCTGCATCTACCACGACAGATACGATCACCGATCCTTACTTTACCCCTGTGCAGTTTTATGCTGCCTACCTTGCTAAGTATTACGAGCAGAGTTTTGGTGAAGCAGAGATCTTCAAGCAGGAATATCAAAAACACGCTCAATCAGTACTCAATACGGTATTTACCCGTAGAGTGCCTAGCGTTTACTCAACACCATACTAAGACATGGCTGCTGCGGAACAGAAAAAATCGTATCAGGTCGTTAAGCAATTTAAAGGGCTTAACACTAAAGCTAACCGCACAGCGATTGATGAAACTGAGTTTTCATGGATTGAGAACATTCAGCCAATTGGCTATGCTAATGCCAAAGTTGTGCCTAATACCAATCCTGTCACTATTGGCAACGCTACCGTTACTTTTGCTAATACGGTTACTTATTTGACATCCATGAACATTGGTCTTTATGACTATGTAATTGCTTTTTTGCAAAATGGCGCAGCCCAGTACTATCGCATACAAGACAATAGTTTTGGTAATGTGGCTGTAGCTGGCACATTTAGTAATTCTGGCGTGGAATCTACTCAGTGGTACAACGACAGGATGTTGGTAATTGATCCCAATAAAGGGATGTTTTCATGGGATGGCAACAATACTGTCACAATTGGTGCAGTCGGTGTCATAGCGGTTACAAACCCAGGATCAGGCTACACCACAGCTCCTAGCGTAGTGATTTCAGGACCAGATCAAACAGGTGGTGTTCAGGCTAACGCTACCGCATCCCTAGTATCTGGTGGCAACACAGTAGGATCAATTAACCTGGTAGTCGGTGGTACAGGCTACACCAACGCTGCAAACCTGACTGTCACACTTAATGGTGGCGGTGGTACGGGCGCTAAAGCAGTAGCTGGAATACAGACTTTTGCTACTGGCACTGTCACAATCAATGTTGTTGACGGTGGCGCTGGATATATCAATTCAGCCAATACGGTTGTATCTATTACTGGCGGTGGCGGTACAAATGCTGCTGGTACAGCCATTATTAGCGGAAACACGGTTACACAAGTCGTAATGACTAATCCTGGCACTGGATACACCAATACAGCCAATTTAGTGGTCAGTATATCTGGTGGCGGTGCAACAACTAATGCTGTGCTATCAGGCGTGGTTAATACGCAAACCAATAGCGCTATAGCGAGCTTCTCAGGGCGTGTTTGGGTGGCAACAGGGCGAACTGTCACCTACTCTGCTGCGGGTCAATACAGCGACTTTACAAGCGTTTCAGCGGGTGCTGTGACGCTAACGGACAGTACTTTACATGGCAACATTATTCAACTGCTTTCTGCTAACAACTTTTTGTATATTTTTGGCGATGATTCCATCAATGTGTTTTCTGATGTGGTCGTTAATTCATCAGGGATAACCCTATTTACTAACACCAATGTGAGCGCATCCGTTGGTTCTAAGCGTTCTAATGCCATTTTCCCGTACTTCCGTTCCGTTCTGTTTATGAATGATTATGGCGTGTACGCACTGGTTGGTTCTACCACTTCCAAGATTTCTGATGCCTTGGATGGCATTTTTTCCAATATTGACTTTGCTAGTCCTGTTTATGCTGGACAAGTGCTGATTAACAACATTTTGTGCGCTGCATTTAATTTTAGATATTACGATGCCACTTTCACACAAAGCTATCGCTATGTGCAAGCGGTTTTTTTTGAAAAAAAATGGTTTATCACTAGCCAAGGAAATGATCTTGCCTACATGACTTATGTACCTGTAGGTGGAAAACTGACGCTATTTGGCACACGATCTAACTCGTTGTATCAGTTATATGCAAATAGCACTAGCACGATTAGTAGCATTATACAAACTGCCTTGATGCCGATGAGTGATCCGATACGGACCAAGCAAGCAACAAAAGCAGCAATTGAAGCAACAAACAGTAACACCGCAGTCACTTTGACTGCAACAATTGATACAGAATCGGTATCTGAACCATTAAATGAACTGTCTAGTTTAATTTATTGGACCAATAATAATTTTGTAACGATTGCTTGGATTAACAACGCAAGTGCCGTTGTCGGTTGGGATGCAAGTGGCTACCAACTCTTTAAGTCAGACGCTTCAAACTATGGAAAATACTTAGGACTTACAGTAACATCCAACAGTGCTGGCTTTATCTACAACGGCTTTGAATTTGAACATGAATTGAGAGTGAGGTTCTAACATGGGTGTACCCTATACATTCGCATCGGCAACAAATTCGATACCCTTATCGCAACTAGATGCCAACTTTAATACCCCAGTTACTATCGGTAGCACTACCGTAGGATTAGGGAATACCACTACTACTTTAGCGGGTTTGGCTAATGTCAGCACAACTGCTTTAACAGTTACTAATGACGCTTCTATATCAGGTCTTACTGTTGGTAAGGGTGGTACTTCTGTATCATCTAACACAGCTTTTGGTGGTAGCGCACTATCTGCAAATACAACTGGCTCTGAAAATACTGCTGTTGGTTATATTGCATTGGCACAAAATACTTCAGGTGCTGGGAATTCTGCTTTTGGTAGAGGGACTCTATATTCAAATACTACTGGCGCACTTAATACCGCATTGGGTGATAATGCTCTTTTAAACAACTCCACAGGCAACAATAATAACGCTGTTGGTCATAGCTCTTTAACAAGCAATACAACTGGTAGCAATAATGTTTCTATAGGAGAAACAGCCCTTTACTCCAACACCACCGCATCTAATAACACAGCAGTAGGTTATCAAGCTGGTTATAGTAATGCCACGGGTTCTGGGTCTTATGGAAATGCTTTTTTTGGAGCATTGGCTGGTTATAGCAACACAGGAAATGACAATACTTATATTGGCGCTTCTGCTGGTCGTTCTGCAACAAGTGGCGGTGGAAACATCGCAATTGGTTGGGGTGCGGCATATAGCGGTTCTTCTGCAAGTATTTTTAGTATTACTACTGAGTCTGACCGAATTGTTATGGGTACAAATAACAATACAAATGCCTACATAAAAATTGCATGGACTGTAACTTCAGATGCTAGAGATAAAACTGATATTGCAAACTTTCCATACGGATTAGATTTTGTAAAGGGTTTAACGCCTGTATCTTATGTTTGGGATGAACGCTCAAATTATGAAAACGGAATTCCTGACGGACGCAAAAAATCTACTAAAAAACAAGCAGGATTTTTAGCACAAGATGTAATTGCTCTTGAAATTCAACATGGCGCACAAGCAAAAAATTTGCTTATTGCCGATGACGAACAGGATGATAAATTAAAAATAACAGAAACAAAAATGATTCCTGCTTTAGTAAAAGCAATCCAAGAACTCAACACCTTAGTAACAACCCAAGCAGCGCAAATCGCCGCATTACAAGCTAAAGTAGGAGCGTAAAATGATTGAAATGACACACGAACAACAAGTAGAAAAAGACTATTCGGCTGCGATGGATAGCGTGACTTTACTCAATGCTGGCAAACCTGTTGATATGACAGATGAAGATTGGGCTGATACAGTTAAGCGTAATAAAGAGCATTTAACCATACAGTTAAATAAAGGTGCTGAGTATTATGGTTCTAATGATTTAACGCCATTTGAAGAAGCTATTGCTAAGTAATTTTTAATGACCGTAAGGGGATATAAATGGAAGATGTAACAATTAAACTGGAATTGTCTGTTAACGAAGTGAACTACATTTTGCAAATGTTAGGTGAATTACCGACCAAAACAGGTGCATGGAATTTGTTAGCAAACATTAAGAATCAGGCAGATCCACAAGTACCTGCACCAGAACAAAAGGAAGAAACCGTACAATGAGCGTATCCGCAGCCTTCACTCCGTTAGGTAACACCGTAGTGCTTACGGCTGCTACCTCAGCGCCCACAGCCGTTCAAGTCAACTCGAATAGTGCTTTTGGGGGTAATCAGTACCGCATCATCAACGCATCCACTACTCAAGGATGTTTTCTTTCGTATGCTCAAACCCAATCGGTAGCGCAGTCTAATTGCGTTATTCCTACAGGTTCAGGCGCAAACAGTACAACGACTTTGTACATTTTGCCCAATACGGATGAAATTATTACTTTTGTACCTAATGCGTGGTTTACCGCAATTACAGGAGCAAATTCAGCAACTTTGTACATAACTAACGGTGATGGGATGTAATGCTTAAAGTATCTGGCAACTTTGCGGGATCGTTAACTTATCAGAGTACTTGGAACGCAAGTACCAATAATCCTTTTCTGCAAAGCTCTGTTGGAACTAAAGGTTTTTACTATGTTGTATCTGTTGCTGGAAATACCAACCTTAATGGCATCACCACTTGGAATGTAGGTGACTGGGCGGTATTTGACGGTAATGTCTGGGAAAAAGTAGATAACAATAATGCGGTCACTTCTGTCAACGGACAAACTGGCGCAGTCGTTTTAACAGCAGCGAGTTTAGGCGCAGCGAACAACAGCACCTATATTTTGGCTGGTACAGGGCTATCGGGTGGCGGAAACCTCACAGCTAATGTAACATTAAACAATGCTGGCGTTCTTACATTTAACACCCGTACAGGGAATATTTCTCTTACTAGCTCTGATGTCACAACTGCTCTTGGATACACCCCAGGATCGGGGAACGGCACTGTTACTAGCGTTGCTGCTGGCACTGGTCTAAGTGGCGGACCAATCACATCTTCAGGCACGATTAGCCTAGCCAATACTGCGGTCACTGCGGGAACTTATGGTAACGCCACAATCAATGGTGTTTTTACAGTAGATGCACAAGGGAGAATCACAAGTGCAAGCAATGTTACGATTAGTGGCACTACTCCTGGTGGCGCTGCTGGTGGGGATCTTACTGGTACTTATCCTAATCCCAGCCTTAATACTTCAGGCGTTGTCGCTGGCACATACGGGTCTGCAACATCATCTCCTCAAATTGCTGTAGATGCCAAAGGTCGGATTACCTCCGCTTCCAATGTCACCATTACAGGAGTTTCCCCTGGCGGTACAGCGGGTGGTGATTTAACAGGTTCTTACCCTAACCCTACTTTAAATACGAGTGGTGTTACGGCAGGAATTTACGGTAATGCTTCACAAGTATCTCAAGTCACTTTTGACGCTAAAGGCAGAGCAACCTCCGCAGCAAATGTGGCAATCGCTATCGGGGTGGCTGCCGTATCAGGCGCAGTACCCAATACAGTCAATATTATTGCAGGATCAGGTTTATCAGGCGGTGGCGCACTTACAGGCAATGTCACACTGAGCGTAGCTGCCAACACTGTAAACCAGAATGTCACTGTTCAAAATAATGGCGTTGTAGTCGGTTCTGAACCGATTATTAACTTTTTACCAGGTTCAAATATTACGATTACCACCGCTAATGACACTGCGGGTACTCGTGCCAACATTACGATTGGCGTTAGCGGACTTGGCACTATGGCGTATCAAAACGCCAATAATGTTGCTATCACAGGTGGCACGATCAATGTGCAAGCAGTTAACGCAACTAGCACCACATCAGGAAACGCAACTTACGCAACCTCCAGCTTATTGCTCGTTCCCGCTGGATTTTTTCAAATTGACCTTAACGGCACAGTGGTAAAAGTGCCATATTATGCGGTGTGACAATGGAAACTCAAACCCTACTTAATATTTGTTTTGGACTTGCTGGCGCTTTTGGTGGCTGGATCTTGCGTGTGGTTTGGTCTGAAATCAAACTTGTACAAGAAATGCAACAAGACTTGGAAAGAGATGTTTCTGAGAATTATGTCCGCAAAGATGACTACAGAATTGATATTGCCGAGATTAAAGGGATGTTTAACCGCATCATGGACAAACTTGACACTAAGATGGACAAGTAATGGATTTTAATACGCTCTCCATCGTTAAATTCGGGGATGTTGAATCTCTGGGAGAGTTTTTGTTTGAAAATGGGCTACAGCATAAGTTATTTCAGCAAACCCTTCAAAGACAAGGCATTTCAGTGCCTATTTTCCCTATTACAGACGCTAATACGGACAATTTGGATGACTGGTTACTTGCCCATCAGGTCGAACATCAGGCGTTTGCCAAGCTATTAGGATTGAATAATCCGTTCAATATGCTCGATGTAAACTTTAATAACGAGAACGATTTTTATGATTGGATCGGTACGCACTTGACGATTCATCAAGAAATTGCGTCTGCCCTCAACCTCATTCAATAGACTATGAATAATCTTTCCCCCGCCCCAAAAAAAATCGAAAATCCAGCAACTGCTCCTATCAATGCTGATGTGCTTAACCTGTTGAAAACAAAGGGAAAACCTACTCAAGACCCTGTTGTTGAGAAGGCTAAGGAGCAGATTCGTCAATACATTACGAATTACAAAATTGATCCAAAAGTTTTAATTCAGGTGGGTAAATTGTGTTCGCAAGCGCTGCGTGACCCCACTATTTATCAAATGGCAGTGGATATGGCAGTAAAAAACAAGTTGATGACTAAAGAAGAAGTTGGCACTGGCACAAATTACAAGTTATTAGGCTACGGAATTACCGTAGGTAAATTGACTGAACAGCTTGTCCAAGAAGGATTGTGATGGATGTGTACTGCGTTCCTGTAGAAGCTATCGAACCCATCTGGGAGAAGGTGGAGTGCTTTTTTGAAAAAGCGCTAAATAAACATGACGCAGAGTTTTCGTTAATGGATTTGAAAGACGCTTTGTTACACAATAAATGGAAACTGTTTGCTTTTGTTAATGATGATAATGCTCTTAATGGTGCTGCCGTTGTGTCATTTTTAACTTACCCTAAATCCCATGTAGCGTTTGTTACCTGCATCGGGGGTAGAGCTTTAGTAAACCAAAAGTATTATGAAAAATTTATGCAATCTTTGAAATCGTATGGCGCTGACAGAGTTCAAGGTTATGTAACCGATTCTATTGAAAGACTGTATAAAAAGATTGGCGTTGCCCGCAGAACAACTATGGTGGAGATTAAATTATGAATATAGCCAAAATGTTAAAATGGTACTTTGTTGACCAGTTTATGCTCTACGGTGGTGGTGGGGGTGGCGGTGGCAAAGGCGGTGGTGGCAAAGGCGGAAGCATTGTGCCCGTAGTAACCGCTGTTGTTGCTGTTGCTGCTTCTGTTGTTGCAGGTCCTGAAGTCGGAGCTGCAATCGTTGAAAGCGTAGGCGTTGAAGGCGCATCTGAAGCCACCGTTGCTGCGGTAGGATCTGCTGCGATCAGTGGGGCTACTTCTGCTGTTAATGCTGCTGTGCAAGGTAAAAATATTGATGGTGTTTTAGCTGCTGGTGCTGAAGGCGCTGCTGCGGGCGCTGTTGGATCTGAAGTCGGTAGCGCTGTTGGCGAAGGTACAACGGATCTAGGATCTACTGCATCTAATGCCCTGAAAGGCGCTGCTAGTGGAGCTTCATCAGGATTTACCCGTGCTGAACTAGCTGGACAAAATTTATCTCAAGCTACTAAAGCTGCTGAATTGGGTGGTGCTACAGGCGCATTGACTAGCCTAGCATCTGACGCTACTGGTGCTACAGGCTCAGAAAGAGCATTGCTTGGAAGTGCCATCGGCACAGGTTTAAATTACTCTAACTTATTTGGCACACAGCCAACCCCATCTTCTCAAGTCGGAGGTCCTCCTCCTGGCGGTCCAACCTCAGTGGCATCCACAGGACAAGGTACAGCTCCAGGCGCTGCTGGTAGTACCGTATTAGGTTCAGCCCTTGGCGTATCAACTGATCCAAGCGGTCCAGTACAAACTACAGAAGGTGGTGGGGCTACCCGAAATGTATGGAATCAGGCATCATTACGAAATCCAGATCAAGAAGGCGGGAGTACAGTATGAGTAGGGTATTGATGGAATCATTGAAAATGGATCTGCCAGCGTTGGCAGAATTGCTACGGTCTAAAGGTCGTGGTAAAGATTCCGTTCTTGCTCACATTACTCCTAAAGAAGCTGCTTTATTAAAAAAGCGTGGTGGTAGAGGTAGTAGAAACCCTGATACTGGTTTATTAGAGTTTGATGACGGAGAAGCCGTTGGTCCTACTTACCAAGAATTAGGTTACACCCCTGCTCCAGAACAAGCAGCTCAAACTCCTGCAACTACAGAACAATTGCAAGCTGGCGGATACAATGTCTTAACCCCTCAGCAACAAACTTTTGCAGAAACACAACGGCAAGAGGATTTTGCAGCAACACCTCAAAATCCATATACCGATACGACTTTGTATCCAGGCGGTCAAAAACCTACGGGGGTACAAACCGTATTTACACCTGAAGGTCAAACATACAATCAAACCCCAGGGCAATTAGTCGCAGCTGCACCTACTGCTCCTACAGTAGATACTGGCGCTACTAAACAACCTCCTTCATTTACGGATAAATTAGGAACAGCACTAACTGATCCTAACAATTTATTGAGATTAGGTTTAGCTACAGGATTAGGCGTATTTGGTGCTGGACAAGCTCGTAAATCTGCTCAACAAGGAGCTGCCGTAACAGGTCAAGAACAAGCAATTGCCCAGCCTTATCAACAACAAGGTCAGCAGTTAATTGCACAAGCGCAATCAGGAACTTTATCTCCTGCAAGCCAGCAAGCGTATAACGCTGCTAAAGCACAATTAGCACAAGCACAAGCTACTCGTGGTGGCGTAGGCGCACAACAAGCTGCTAATCAATTGGCTAATGTTTATCAGACTTTATTAAATAACCAGTACACTTATGGATTGAATGTGATGCAGATTGGTGACAATATTAGCCTTGGAGCTATTAAGACTGGTCTGCAATTGGATCAACAGCTTAATACTGCTACAACGAATTTCTACACTACCCTTGCTCAAATGGTGGCAGGTGGTGGCGCACCTAGCATAACGGTAAGGACTGCATAATGGCTGATACACAAACCGCAGTACCAGAAACTACAGATCCATTAGGATCAACCATTTCTAAATACCCATTTTTAAAAGCACAAAAAGCTGCTGGAGAAAAAGCCGTAGAAGCTAAGGTGGGCGCTGAAACTGCAAAAGCAGAAGCAGAGTTTGGGGAAAAGCGTAAAGCCCTAGAAGATATTTCTGCCAAAGATAAAGCGAAGTACGAAGAAGTTAAATCTCAGATGAAAGAGATTCCTGACTTCAAACCTTCTCAAGAAAATGCTTTTGATATTGGCGCTGTATTTAGCATGATTGCTACTATGGGCGTGGCTTTAGGTGGTTCAGGAAAGCTATCTGGTTTGAACGCTATGAACGCTATGGGCGGTATGCTTAAGGGTTATCAGCAAGGTCGTAAAGACTTATTTGCTAAAGAACAAGCTACTTTTGATAAAGAATTACAAAGTTTAAAAGCCCATAACGATGCTTTGCTTAAAGATTTAGAGGTATATCAAAAATTAAGCGCTACTGACAAAGAAGCTGCAATGGCAAAGGCTGCTGAAATTGCAGCTAAAAACCCAGGCGTTATTAAATCTTTAATTGAATCAGGTCGTGCAGATGTAGCGGTAGATATTGCTAAAGCAAATACTGCCTTACAGACTAAGATTATTGAAACTGCTGCTAGAACCAGTTTAAGTGGTAAAGGAGGTGCTGGCGGTCTAAATGGTCGTTACGCTTTCAACATTTTAGAGGCAGCTCAACAAGCTGGTGCAGACTTGTTAAATATTGCACGGATGCCATCAGGTACTGTCTTAGGCACATTTGCGGGTATGACTGGTCAGGGTGGCGATACCCTCTTGTCATCTCTGTCTAACACATTTGCTCGTAATATTACTGATGAAGAATCTCGTCAATTCCAACAGTTGATTAGCGGATTCGACATGAATATGGCTAGAGCGCTAGGTGGTGGTTACGCTAACAGCGGTGCAAAAGCTGCGGTTCAAGCCTATAAAGAGCAAGTTGCAAGAAGTGGTGATACGCCACTTGCACAAGCTACATTCTTGGCTAGAGCTAAGCAAGAATTGGCAATTCTTAACAATGCTTACAAAGCGCACCCAGGCGCTAACGATGCAGAGAAGCAGCAGATGCAGCAATTGACAGACAGCATCAATCAAGTTGTACCGTTCACTGTACAAGATGTTGTTACTGCGTCTGGTGGTAAAGGTGTACCAACTATTGCTCAAGCAGCTCAATCTATGGTTCTACCGCAAGCTCCAACCCTTGAAGAATTTTTACAAAAAGCTGGTGCTGCGAATCCGAATATGACTACAGATCAGCTAAAAGCTAAATATAAAGAACTTTATGGGGGTTAATTATGGCTGACGGATTTGTAAACCCTTTTGATGGATCTGCACCTAAATCTTCTGTAACAACAGAATTTGTAAACCCATACGAAAACAGACCAGGTAAGTCTATTGCTAAGGGTCCTGACAGCCCATCATTTGCACAACAGATGGGTGGTTTAGCTTACGGTGTTGGCACAGAGTTGGCTGGCGCACCTGGAGAGATTGAAGAATTTTTTACAACCAGCGGTAAAGGTGAAAAGTTAGGCGGTTCAGGACAAGCATTACCTACCGCACCTGAAATCCGTAAAGGTCTTAAGGGCACAGCATTAGAACCCGTGCGTGGTACTGAAGCCATGCAAAAGACAGGCGAAGTCCTTGCTAATGTTGGTATGATTGCTCCCGCTGCTTATCGTGGCGTAGGCAAAATGGTAGGTAGCACAACCAAGGAAGGCGAGCGTCTTGCTGGCGTTGCTGAAAAATTAGGCTTTAAATTATCCCCATCCCAAGTGCGTGCGGATGCTCCTGTATCAGAAAAAGGCGCAGCTTTCTATTCTAAAGAAAACCAGTTACTTGCTAACCGCCTTGTATCTAAAGGCACTGGCGTGCAAGTTGATGAGGTTACTGGGGATTTTATTAAGGGCAGAATTAAAGCATTAGGTAAAGAATTTGATAATGTTTACAAGGGCAAAGAATTTAGAATTGATCCTTCTGTAGAACCCACCCTTGAGAACATTCTTGCTAGAGAGCAAGATTTAGGATTTGCTGGAGTTCCCGCTGTAAAAGGCGCAGCACAATCTATTCTTGACAATATTGCTACTGGCAGAGTTAAGGGCGATGACATTCAGCGTCTGCGTAATGCGTTAACACAATCCGCTAGGTCTGCTGGTAGTCGTGGCAAAGCGCACGAAATCTATGAATTAGTGGATGTATTGGATAGAGCTGTTGAAAGCGCTAACCCAGCTATGAAAGCGACTTTAGAGCGTATCCGCCCTCAGTATCGCAACACAATCATTTTAGAGGACTTATACAACTCTGATGGAATTAAACAAGGTAATGTCAGCTTAGAGCGTCTTGGTGGCGTTGTAGGAGATAAAAACACCCTACGCAGAAATCCAC